TGTTCCCAACGTAGCATTAACAGTTGCATCTATTGCACCATCATTAGCATCATCATAAGCAAAAGAAATACCAGTATGCGAACCATTAGTTACTATTTGACCACCAACGACATCTTGTACTCTTTCGGTTGTATGCCATAAATTGGTAGGTGAACCATCTTCAGCAATATCATCTGTAACCAATGTTCTGGTTCCACCTAAAGAAACTGAAGAACCATTGATTGTTATTGCACTATTTGCTAAATTAGAATTTGCAATAGAACCAGCAAGCATTGCATTTGTAACACCACTTGCTTTAATTCTTAGCACATCAGAATTGGTTTCTATTGAACTATCATCAACCCCAACAGCAAGTGATACTGAACCACCGAGAGAAACTACACCGCCACCAGAAAGACCATCACCAGCAGTTACGGTAACAGAAGAATTTGCTAAATTGGCATTCGCAATTGCAGTACCATTCCAAACACCAGTTGTAATAGTGCCTACAGTTGCTAGATTAGAAGCAGATGTGATACTATTTTGAGTTGCTGTTCCTATAGTACCGTAAATAGTTCCAAATTCTGCATTACCCAATGTTCCACTAAAAACTTCTGAAGTATTTGTTGCATCAGCAATGAACATAAACCGACTATTACTATCATTATAACCAAAAAATCCTAATTTGGCACTACCATCATAATATCTAAATTCCACACCCCTATCTTTATTGTCATCTGAACTAGGAGCAGTATCACCACCTAATGTAAAAATTGGATCGTCTATTGTAACAACAGTTGAATTGACTTGAGTTGTTGTGCCATTAACGGTAAGATTTCCTGTAATAGTAACATCATCAGGTAGACCTATTGTAACCGTTGCACCCTCAGAGCCAGAACCACTAACTTCTATTTCATTTGCAGTTCCTGATATTCCAGCAACATAATTCCCAGAAGTATCCGTTCCTAGAGCAATTGCTAAATCACTTTTAACTTCTGATACACTTCTACCTTCAAGCCCACTAGCAGTAAATTTAGCATAATCATTATCAGCAACCGAAGCATGGTCTATTGTAACTGTATTTGTATTAGCAATACCAAATGTTAATGCATTTTGCTTTGCATTCCAAGTGGCCGCAGAAGCAATATACCCATCTGCAATAGCAGTTCCTTGCCAAACACCAGTTCCAATAGTTCCAAGACCAGTAATCTGTGTTTGAGATGCATCTACACTCAATGAATGAGCAATACCTTCACCAGATGTTGCACCAGTAGAAGTCAATCCTGTTCCAGCAGTTACGGTTGAAACATAATTTCCAGAAGTGTGTGTTCCTAATGTTAATGCATCTCTAGTAATTGTAACTGTATTTCCAGTTACAGCAGTTGTAATTCCAGTTCCACCCGTAAAAGTTAAGGTTTCACCTGTATTGACTACATCAGTAGCAGAACCATCAGAAATTGTGAAACTTGTAGAAATTGAATTTGTTGAAAGTGCCGTAATATGACCCTGTGCATCAACTGTAATTGCTGGTATTGCAGTCGCACTACCATAAGAACCAGCAGTTACACCACTATTATCGTGGTTTATGGTAATTGTATTTCCACTACCCACACTGGTAAGATATACTCCACCAGCAACAGTTAATGTTTCTGAATCTAAATCAATTGCAATTGTGCCACTATCACCCGTTGCATCAACATCCTGTGCCGTTACGCAAGTATCAACATATAATTTAGTGGCAAAATTACCCCAAGTTGATCCATCATAACCCTCAAAACAAGATGTTGATGTGTTATAACGAACCTTACCTTGTGTAGCAGTTCCTCTTTGTGCCGTAGTTCCTACAGGTATTACTATACCACCAGTACCAGAAATGTGCAACTCTGATGTTGGTGCATTAGTATTGATACCCATTCTATCAGTAGCACTATCCCAGAACAACCCATTTCCACCAGAATCATCAGTAGTACTAAGAACCTTTCCATTAGACGCAAAAAATGGTATCGACTTAGTTGTACCGTCATTGATTGAACCAGAAGAAATTGGTGAGGTTAGATTTACAATACATCCTTCACTGGATTTGGTATACAGAATTGCTCCGCATCCAGAACTATCCATCACATTGACTGCAAGTTCCCCTATACTTAAATCACCCGTTGCTGGTGCAGACGTATTAGTGATGTTCCTTTTTGCTAGAAATAAGGTTGCCATGTATTAGTCCTATTTTTTCGGTATGTTTTTCTTATCCTCTGGAATCAACTTTTGTAATTCAGCAACCTTCCCTTCCAACTCTCTGATCTTTGGTTTATAGAAAGTATCAATCTTATTTGTCATATTCTGCATATCCGTAGTTGCATGTTCCAGCTCTGCTGTAGATTTGACCTGTTCATCTTTCAACTTGGAAATATCCGTTTTATTCTTTCTGGAAAATTCATCAATGGTCTTTTGAAGTTGTTCGTTTTCTGCAATAAGGTCTGGCATTTGAACCCGTTCTGCAAGCACCACTTGATAGTTTGCTTGCAGAATCAGATTCTGTTGCGATAACTCTGTAACTTTTTGTTGAGCAATTGCAATCAATGCATCCTTGACCTTAGACTCATCAATAGTAAATTCATCTTCTCTCTGTTGGTTCATCTAATCACCTCAGTTGTATTTATTTTACGATGCCGATCCCCATGTACCACCATCAATTGTAAAATTATCGAGATATGGCTTCTTTGATGTAAAATTGGAATCAGTTGGCATCGTGTATGAAGTCTCACCAGCACCAGTTTCAACATAATGCCCTTCAGCACCACCATCCAGAATAGTGAATTTCTTAAAAGTATCTACAAAGAATTGAAGTTCACCATCATTCGCACCACCAAGAGTACTAGCAGTATCAAATTTTATACTATTAAGTTTTTGCTCATTTCCACTGACATCATCATAAACGGCAGTTATTTTTAGAGCATCACTGGCATCTTTACCCATTGAAAAAGTAGGATCACCATTGTTTGTTGCATCAAATAAAGTAATATCAGCACCAAATGAGGCCAATCCTGTAACACCTAGTGTACCACTGGTCACAACATTACCCGTAGTATCAGCAACGGTAAAAACACCATCAACATCAATACCAGCATCTAATGATGCCAAACCACTAGCATTTATTACACCCAGAGTAGAAACACCTGTAACACCTAGTGTACCAGAAGTGGCAACATTTCCTGTGGAATCAGCAACGGTAAAAACACCATCAACATCAATACCAGCATCTAATGATGCCAAACCACTAGCATTTATTACACCTAGAGTGGAAGTGCCTGTAACACCCAGTGTACCACCTATAGTCGTATTACCTGTACCATCTGCAACATCAAAATTTTCTGCGTCAATCCCACCTGTTAATGTAACTAAACCAGTAACATTTAATGTACCAGCAGTCGAAACATTACCCGATGTATCAGCAACTGTAAACGCAGTACCATCCATTGTCAATCCACCATTTAGTACAGTTGCACCAGAAACGGTAAGTGCTGTTAGTGTACCAACATTTGTCAATGATGAATTTACAACATTACTACCCAATGTAGTGGCATTCAAAACTGATACGTTAGTGATTTTGTAATCTGTTGCTCTTGTGCCATCCAAGTTTAGACCACCAGTACCTGTACCTGTATCAAAAGTCCAGTTATTGTTAGCATCATCCCATACGATTGTCTTATCCGATGCACCTTTCAGTGTAATACCACCACCATCAGCAGTCGTATCAGTAGGTGTATCAACAGAACCCAATTCTATATTTTTGTCATCAACAGTTACTGTCGTGGAATCAATAGTTGTAGTAGTTCCTTCAACGACCAAGTTACCCCAAACCGTTAAGTCTTTTGCTGTACCATTAACCCCGATGTCCACATTACCTTTGAAAGTAGTTTTCTGGTCAGAAGCAATAGATATTGCTTCAGTTGCAGATGAACTAGATGCATCAGTGGCAGTTGAACCTGTAAAAATCTTCAATTGCCCTTTTGCGTCATTTGAAGTACCTTCATGAGATGCAACAATTTTACCCAATTCATTATTTTTATGGTCTGTCATTTTGATGAATGTATCTGCCTGTTCATTGGCATTTTCATCGGTATTATTCTTAATAGTTATTGTTGCATTATCTTCGGTGAAAGTTCCACTAGCCGCACTTATGTCACCTGTCATCGAAAGTGTGTTTGAACCAATATCTAGGTTTTGACCGACAGTAACTGTATCACTACCAAAAGTCAAATAAGTTTTCGGTGAACCCGCTTGGTCTTTGATGTTTAATGTAGTATTAAAAGTTAAATTTGATGTTGCATCATTCATAGCAATATCACCCTTAACTTTAGAGTTTAATGCTACGGTATTAGCAGAACTATCAATAGATAAGTGAGTATCAGTACCATCAGTGATTGTCAAAGCAGAAGTATTAGAATTTGGTATAACCAAACTACCTGTCTGCGTCATCGTTATAGTAGATGTAGTAGTTTCCCCTACTTGCGAACCAGCACTACCAGTTACAGTACCAATATCAATAGTAGATGATTTATATTGTTTAACCTTACTAGCTGCATCTAAAACAACTGCATTTGATGCAATAATTTCACCAGCAGTATGATCCAACATCTTGACAAAGTGATCTCCACCAATAACACGAGCCGCATTTGCACTATCAGCAACCCATATGTAACCACCACCAGTATCACCAGTTGCAGTCGTCCGAGTACTATATGCCAATTCACCATATGTAATGGTTGGCACAACATCGGCAGTTGACCTTTTAATTTGTAATTGAGTAGCCATTTAAAATTCTCCTATTCTGTGGAAAAAACGTAGTTAGTAACAGTACCACTACTATTCTTAGACCTTAATTTTAATTTTCCATCTGCATTATCTACAAACAAAAATGCACTGGAATTTGCCTGAGTACTAGGCAAATTGGAATCTGTTGTGAATGGCAATGTTGCTATAATTCCACCACCAGATAATTCAGATAATGCCAAAACATGTGTTGTTGCTGTTCCACCACTATCCTTTGATTGAACTTTTAATTTGCCATCGGACGCAGTGTACAAAACAGAAGTCGAATTCGTCTGTGATGCTGAACTTGGTGCAGTAGACGAAAATCCCATAGTCAAAGTCGATGCGTCTGCCGTTATTGTATTTAGTTTACTTATAAGTCCATTCACCCTTGTCATAAAAGTGTTGAATGTGTCTGTAAGAACCAAACTAGTTATGGTTGCCATTTGTTATCTCCTAATTAGTCATTTCTTCGTAACATCTTATGAGTGATATTCATTAGATTATTTACGTTTATGTGTTTTATTTCTAAATATTTTCTCAAAAGTCTTTCTGGCATATATGGAACATCTGAATTTCTCAAAACCATATCGAAATTCTCTCCTGCTTTGGCATGTACATCCATTACTTTACTTTTCCCAAACAAAAACCCATCATTAACATAATATGTTCTATGTCTAATCTGTGAATCCATGTCTGAATATCTATAAACGTTGTTGTATAATGTTCCATGAAACATTAGAGGCAATTGTTCAAAGGTGTAAATTGTATTTTTCTTTAATATATTATATTTGAAATTTATCTTCTTACTTATCCAACTATCAAATCTAGCTCTAATTACTACATCATAAATAATCTGTTCAGACCTTTCAATCTTCCGTTTTATCTCATTACACTTATTTATAGAATAATACATACTATCAGCATTGTAAAAATATCTTTCAGTCCAATCCTTATACATATCAATCGGAGCTCTTTCCCGTCTTAATTTATAATCACTTTGAGGAAAGGATTCAATTGGTTCTTCCACACACATCTCTCTTGGGTTGTATAGATTTTCAATGACTTCAATTGTATCTTCTTCTACAATTGAACTCATTATTCCTTCCACTTGAGGCCCATCGGTCTTATTCAAACTCTCTGCATATGCATTCTCAAATGTAGTACCGACATAAGATTCATCCCACCAAGTATGAACAAAAATATCTAAGTTACTATTTTCCTGTATGATTGTTGAATTTAAATTATCCCACCCTGCTCTAACATTTCTGGGCTGTCCTGACAAACATAATGCAATTCTCATCTCAAAAACCCCTATTGGATCTATACCTCTCCCATCCTTCTGGAATTAAAAAATCACTACACACCCCTGCGTATCTATGAACATTAATTATTTTACTAGAAGCAAGTTCTGGCAAAACACATATCGACTTGGATGTTAATGGTTTATCACGATAAGTCCATATATATCCTCTGTTGGTGAGACTACAATCATCTTCCTGATGCCAGAAACAATGAATATCATTTTCTAACATATATTCCAGAGCATCAATATTCTTTGCATGACACCACATTCTATCGTCTAAAAAAGATTCTTCAACATCATATAATGGTGAATCATGTCCTAACACTACCGTACCATCAATATACCAAACGTCAACTTCTACTTCCACTTCTTTTAGTGCATTACTAATATAATCTGGATGATTTTCTTTCAATTCATTTGGGCCATCCAAATTTCCACGATGTGAAATGATTTTCATTTCCATTATTATACCCTCCGTTCCACAAACCCAATCCCATAATCCCTGATGCATTTATTCCCACTAAAAATCCATAAATCAGGTCTTAAATTATTTACAAACTTTTGTGGGCCTGGATGGGATGTTATATCATGAAACCCCACTACACCAAAATTTGATAGTAATCTGGTATATTCCCAATCATCTAAAACCTGATTGATGCTGTGCCAACCATCAATAAAAATAAAATCTAATTTCTCCACTCCTTTGGATTTAATAAAATTTACTACAGTACCAAAATTTGATGAGTTCTCTTTTACTGTGAATATATTCCGAGATTTATTGTCTAGGAATGATTTATCTTCAATATCAACACCAAAATAAAAAACGTCATCACCCTTTTCTTTCAAAAAACAATGAGTTGATGAATTTTCACCATTTCTATACACCCCAATTTCCAAAATGGATTTCCATTTAGATTTAATTTTAGAAATTTCATTCAATAAACTAACTTTATTGCATTCAGTAAATTCTACTTCCAAACCACAAAAAGGAACCTTCCAGCCTAGTAGGATAGGATCATCAACATCATCCCGAACATCACCAAATCTTATATCCTCGATCAAATCATCTTCCCATTTTAGCATTTCAAACCTCATACTTATCACCAATCACAGATGGTACTTTTACCACAACAACTGTACAATCTTCTAAAAATTCTGGTTCTGCTATTTCATTTTTTCTAATAACAAAAACATCACCAGAGGATAGTTTTTGGTCACAGATAATCATTTTACCAGCAATTAGTAAATTGTACTCATCCGATTCACGGTGGAAGTGTCGTGGCCAATCTTCTCCTTTTTTATGTACTACTGAACCTATCTCAAAATCTTTTGTTCTCAGAACAGATGGTTCAAAATCACCAATAAACCATCCTCTCCAGAAATCACTCAACTTATAAACTTCCATTATATACCTCCAAAAATCTATTCAAATCATCAGGTGTTCCAACTGCATGATGTTGCTCTCTTGCAATATGATATACACCAATATGCAAACTGTCCACCAGATAGTTATATGTAGGGCCAACATAATACTCACCATTTGGTGCAGTATCTTTATTTTCAATCATCATTTTTGCGGAATTAACAAAATCACTACCTCTTTTCCAATAATGAACTCCATTGAGAGATACATTACTAATAACTTCCTTTTCTCTGATCTCTAATACCCTACCACTTCGGTCAAGCCTGGCATAACTATTTTTAGGAGTATCAGATTCATAGGTAACAATGACACCATCCATTTTAGGGTTTCTGGCATAATACAAAAAATCATTGAAATCCCAAAATAATATTTGGTCACAATTTGCAATTAACAATTCTTCATTGAAATTTATATATTCCTTTGCCAATAAACATGAAGATGTAGGGCCATTAGTTACATTAATAATATCTATTATAATTGGATTGTCACAAACGTTTCCTAAGACATTTCTGGTATCAGTATCAAGTTTTCGTGTTATAAAAATAAATTGGACATCCGTTATATTAAAGGATTCTATAGCCCTTTCAATCATAGTTTTCCCAGATACATTTATAAGAAATTTTGGAATATCATATCCTTCGTTCTTGAATCTTTGCCCTAACCCTGCCATTGGTATTAATATATTCATAAACCACCTCTACATTTCTAAGAATAATAATCAACATTGAATAAAATAGAACTCCTTTCCTTTGATGCACACTCTATAAGTTCATCATTCACATAAACATGGTATCCCATCCAACTATCCGTTATAGGAACAGAAAATGTAATCGAACCATCAACTTCATAATTGTCATATTCATAAATCTGATCTGCAAAAACCTTCCACTTGAAATTATATGCTTCAACCTTTGTCATAGTACAATATAATTTATCCTCACAAGAAATAACACGAACCAGATCCTGTGTTGGTCGCCTTATATAATAATCATTTTCTGGTTTCTTTAGTAGAATAGAATATTCAATAATTCTAATTATCTCATCAATTTCCCTATCGTTCAGTATATTATTATAAAGGGTGAATATGTTACATGAAGTATAATCTCTGTTATACATTGGATATATATCTGAATGACAATCTTTCAATTGCCCCATTTCAGTATAAACTCTTGCCCATTTCTCGAAATAATCAACATCATTTTGACTTCCATGACTTTCATAATAACTACTACCATATGCATTATGACTATATATGGCAATCAATCTTGGTATCTTGCATAAACTGGCAAAGTGCATAAAACCAGATTGTCCACCAATAAAAAGAGATGAATTTCCAACAACATAAAGTGCATCATACAGATTATCAGAAGTATATGTTCTGACAGAAGCATTAGTAATCAATTCTGGCTTATCGGTGACAATCAACAATCTATCTCCACAAATATCAAAAAGTCTATCAATTAAATTATTGACAAATTCTTCACCGTGATACCGAGTAACATTGTAGAAAAAATCATCTGTTAAAAACAATGGTGAAAAGACAAAATAACTACCCCAATCAAATTCTGGGCCACCATACAAATCTTTATCTAACCTGATGTTAGGGATTACTATATCACCATATTTGTCTCTGACATATGTAGATGCTACATCAACATGCCCCGAATCATACATCCAAATATCATCTTCAATTTCTATATCTGAGAATTCATCAAAGCATTCTTCAAATAAAATATGTGCCTTCATGTTACGATGTAATTCTTCAGTATATTCAAAATGTACATATTTATGTTCAATTATTCGTTTATATTTCGCACAAACTGCCGTTCTGCATATATCACCAATTCGCATTGGGTATTTAATGATCTTATTATCATATGGTTTATTATCATTTTGTATATCCAACACATGATAATAGGGTTTTATTTGAATTTCATGTTTTTTCATCGTAAAAATCACTATCCTATATTTCGGTTTCCTCAATCTTATTTATAACCATCTCTGGTGTTATCAAACGAGTACATTCAAAATCCTTTCGGTAGAAACACCCTGCCTGTAACTCGTAATTCCTCAATATGTTAGTATCTTCAAGACACCCCCTACAGTAATTATCAGCAGAAAGACCAATTCTAGTCACATTATCTTGAAATGAAAATTCTTCTTCTACACTGCCAACTATTAAAAAGCAATACTTGTCTATAAAATTTGCCATCCATGAAAGACCGCTATCTAGCCCTACATAAAAATCAGAATTCTTCAGTGTGCCAAGTCTATGTAAAAATGAATACGATTCACCAGATAAATCAAATGTGTTACTAAGGTTAGACTTTTCCTGTGAAATAGAAACCATTGTATACCCCCTACCTACAAAATAATCAACCAATTCTTGCCAACCATTTTCATGATGCCATTGTTTGCTAACCATAGATGCGAACTCGGAGAAACAAATATATGGTCTGGGTATACTTTCTTCTATATCTGGTATCTCTTTGAGAGTAGGTTTCAATAGATGATTATCTGAGATCCCCAATAAATCCAACCACCGCTGAGTGTAAGGTTTTCTTCTGATAGTATTATTTCCGTGATCTACCCAAGTTGTGAAATGATAATCAATATTGGAAATGAAATCGTTTCCATCTTCTGACAAGTACAAAGTATCTTCATACTCCTTTGCGTGTGGAATGATAGTAATAAAGGATAACTCATCTGTGATGGAATTGAAGAAATCATTCATCTTGTGTGTACTAACAAAAACATTCTTACATCCATGAACTTCTTTGAACCTTCTAATTACGCTTACAATATTAAAAACATCACCAAACCCACCAGAATGAATATTTTGTTCGATACTAAATGCTACATTTTTATTAGTGAACGATACTTCATGAGTTTCATATAGAACACCATTTTCATACGATTTTACTACAACCTGTTCTTGTAATAAATTGAACACACGATATGATGCTAAAAAAGTTTTATCCTTTTTACTAGACCAAAAATGTTTCTTGGTAGAAAACTCAGACCCCTCTATCTCTAATGTGAAAAGTCTTTCTTCCCCATCATCTGGAACTAAATCGGCTACTAAAAATATACAATCTCTTTGAAATTTTAGTCTATACATTTCTTGGTTTCCCTAATATATCATATAAATTTTGAATTTCATTATCCAATGTATGCAAACCAGATAGTAAAACAGATATTAGTGCTAATCCCCTAACCTTCTTATAACCATCCACTCCATCATAAACCAATTCTGGATAGATCTGTTCGATTTGCTGTGCAATAACTCCAAGTTGCTTTCCATGATATTCTGGTAGACCACCTTCAATTGCATCATGACCTAAATCCCAATTAAAAGCACTTGGAGCCAGTTTTCTTAATTTTTCTAAAGTTCCCGTCCAACCACTGATATTACTTTTCAATCTCTCGTCGGAAGTACCACCACCTTCACCAGACGAACCTGTTTGGCCTGATGCACCCGATTGACCAGACGAACCTGTTTGGCCTGATGCACCCGATTGACCTGACGAACCTGTTTGTCCTGATGTACCTACTTGACCTGACGAACCTGTTTGTCCTGATGTACCTACTTGACCTGATGTACCTGTAATACCAGATGCACCAGAAGTACCTGTGATACCTGATTTACCTGTAATACCAGATGCACCAGAAGTACCTGTTTTACCAGAAGTACCTGTGATACCTGACTGTCCTGTAACACCAGATAATCCTGTAACTCCAGAAACACCTCTGGGTGCTTTAGTAACAGCCACAGATGCTTCAACAATTACAGTATCAGATGTATTATCAACTAGTCCATATTGTCTTGCCAACTGATTTAGAATTTTTGCCTTTAACGTAAATGAAGTAAAAGAAGATGACCAAGAACCACCACTAAAACTGTATACACCACTTGTATCAATAGAAACCGTAAGACCACTCGATGAACCAGATGCTGTTGCCCCAAAAGAACCACTACCAACAGCAAATTGTACATCTGATTGTGTTCGTAAATCTGTTTTTCCTACAGTTACTAACATGAAACCACCAGAACCACCATAGGTCAAATCATTTGCACCACTTTCCGAACCATCCATACCAGTTCCATCTTCGTTAGTAGCTACTGTAGATTTAGGATTTGTTAGATATGCAACCGCATTACCTATGCCCTTTTTAGACTTGGCAATGGTAAATTTAGAACTAACTGATACTGTTTCTGAACTGGTTTCTGCCACTAACCCATATTTCTTAGCAGTCACATTCCCAATAACACAAATCAATTCAAATTCTTCTTTATCTGTATTCCAAGTATCACCTGATCCATTATCTTCTTTTATTCTATAAATTCCATTATCCCAAATCTCAATTCTCAAATCATTTTGAACATGATTTACTGGACTATTACCTGTTGGTTCACCTATCAATGGTTTTGGATCTTCAGTAGAAGATGTTAATGATGTATAGGTAGGAGTAGCAGCGGTCTTTATCTTAAAATGTGTATCAGTTTCGAGACTAACAATAACATCACCAACAGTGGCAATCATCTGCCCCTGACTTGCATAACTACCTCTAAAATCAAAAGTAGTTCCATCTGGATCTCTATCACCATATGGATTAGTTGAGACTATTGTACTATCATTAGTCAAACGACCAACAGCAACACTCGCACCCTGTTTTGCTTTACTGATCGTAAACTTTGCAGATACTGTAACTGTATCAGAACTACTTTGAGCCACTAACCCATATTTTTTGGCAGTGGTATTTCCAACTATTGCATTCAATTGAAATTCAGTTTCATCTTGATTCCACGCACTATCTTCTTTGATCTTATAGACACCATCATCATCTATCTGTAACGATAATCCATCTATCGTATGTTCAATTGGATTTCCAGTAGCAGTTGTTTCATTTTGTGCATCATCTGTAATCTTAAAATGAACATCATTGGTTGTACTGATGGTAGTTTCACCAGCAACAACAGTCATTGTACCCTGTTCTACATATGCAGATTTGAATGCCAAAGCAGTACCATCTGGTTGTAAAGTACCAGCACGATTTGTTGTTATTACAGTTGTATCATTGGTCAATCTACCATGAACAGTACTCGCACCCTGTTTACCTTTACTAATGGTAAATACTTTATCAATATATACTGAACCCTCAGCCCCACTATAATCGGAATCTACAATACTTTTAGTTATTGCGAAAGAATTAGGAATAGTTGCCCTTATTGTAAATTCTTCTGCATCTGAAGTCCAACTATTATATGTGTTGAGTCCATATCCACCATTAGTCTGATGAATTTGTAATTTTAAACCATTTTTATCAGCAGAAACATGATAATCACCATCTGTACTTCCACCAACTATGGTATATGTAATACCATTTGAATCATCATCCACCGAACCAGCAAAATAGACATTCATAGCACCATCAGCACTATCTTTCCATGTATCACCACCACCATTAAACGCAACACCATCAAATTGGGTAGTACCTGTAACATCCGTTGGCATTACCACACCATCATTAGTTAATTTTGCTTCGTATGTCTTTGCACCTTCTCTTGCTCTGGTAACATCAAGTACCTTTGATACTGAAAAATCTGCTGAACCTAATCCGTATTTTTGTGCTTCAGTTGCTTTAATGGTTGCAGTAATAATAAATTCTGTGTGGTCAACGGTAGTCGTCCAATTATTAGTACCAGTATGGGATATTAGATAGTATTGTTTTCCGTTATTACCAGCAACATAATTGGTATCTGCAACACCATTAGCACCACCACTAGTAGTAAACAATAACTTCAAATTATCATTGTTAGTATTAACTGCAAATTTAACAACAGAACTAGGAACTAATGTGATTTCTCCACTATCACCCCTAATAGAAATCTCTGCCTTACCCGAATATGACTCACCTGTTTCAGTGAAGTCAATTGGTGTTGAACCATCTATTTTATAATTACCCTTTCTGTTAGTAGAAACTATAACTGGATCACGGGTAAGTCGTAAATCAACTCTTGCACCTACTTTATTTTTGCTGATGGTAAATTTCTTATCTATGGTTATAGCACTACTACCAGTAGTCAGACCCCAAAGTTTTGCCTGTGCATTTGTTATTGATGCTGTTAATGTAAATTCTTCTGTATCTGAATTCCAAATCTTATTGGTATTATTTTCATTGGCAAGAGAATATGCACCACTAGCACCATTTATTGTAATCGTCAATTGGCTATCTGATGTTGTTGTACCTGTAAATGTAACATCAGCATGACTTGATTGATTCACTCCATTGACCAATACTCTAAAATCACCACCAGCAACATTATAATCTATATGACCTCCATTCAATGATTTCGTACCTTCTGGCCCTGTTACTACTGTCACTGGATCATTGGTCAATAAACCCTCAACAGTACTTTCACCTTTCTTAGATTTTGTTATAGTGTAGATTTTTTGTGCAAGAACATCTGAACCATCATTTGACAAACCCCAAATATTTGCTTGTGAACCAGCAATTTTAGCATAAAGGGTAAATTCTTCTGAATCGGTATTCCAAGTTGCACCAGAAAGGGTATATGCACCAGTTGCAGCGTTAAGTGTAATGGTTAAATTATTATCAGTAGATGTTAAATCTCCAGAAGTTGCATAGGTAGTTCCATCCAATGAATAACTAACATTAGAATCGGTATTTACTACACCATCCGTTCCAAACCCAGCTACAATGACATTAAACTTCCCACCAGCATTAGTATAATCTAGTGCCGATGTTCCATCTGGTGCTTTATCACCATTACTATTAGTTGGTATACTAACTGGATCATTAGTCAATGTAACTTCAAATGGTGCTTGACCTTCTCTTGCCTTACTAATAGTATAAGTCAAATCGACATTAACTGCACTACCATCAGAAGAAATTCCTTGTGATTCAGCATACGAACCAGCAATTATTGCCCGTACTATAAAATCAACTGAAGAACTTGAAGATGCCCATCCACCATTTTCTTCTAAGATGTAATTTCCATCAGTATCAGTAAAATCAAATTTCAACCCTGATATTGTTCTGTTATCTACATCATAGTCATCATCACTCTGTTTGACTGCAAATGTCACACTAGCATTATCTTGTACTTCAACACCATCAATTACTACTTTGAATTGCCCAACTGCACTAGTTAAATCTATTGCAGTTGTACCACCGCCAGGTGCTAGAGTACCAGCCGCATTAGTAGGTATTGAGACATTAGCATTAGTTAAATGACCACCAACTGTACCCAACCCCATTTTTGCCTTTGCTACATCCAGAACCATATCCAAATTAACTGCACTGCTATCGTCATTTAATCCCAGAGTTTTTGCTTTAGCACCAGAAATAGTTGCTCTCAGTATGAATTCTTCAGTATCAGATGTCCATGCACTATTTTCCGTTAAAGTGTATACACCAGATGCTTCAACAATTGCAAGTTGCAATCCACTGATAGTTCTAGTTGCCCCGAATGAACCATTTGCTTGCTTAACTTTATAAGTAACATCACTAGTTATTTCAATTCCACCATAATAGGTTTTCATTTCACCTGTGCCAATTGTACCAAGTGCTGTACCATTTGGTCTTTTTGCACCATCATTGGTAGTAGCAATTGCAATTGGATCTTTGGTTAATCGAACTACTGGAGTATTAAATCCCTTCCCTGCTTTAGTTAGAACCTGTGCTACCTTTCTAGTAGAAACTACACCTTTCAAATCGCAAATTTTGAGATTAAATTCAACTTTAACCGTATTGATAGTATTACTAATGGCACTGAAATCTCTCATTACTATAGAATCATTTCCTGTAACTGATGTATCTCTATCTTGGAAAGAACTTACGATATTAAGATTTTGTGTATTGTTTGCCGAAACATGAGGGTCTAAAGCAGTTCCAACTTTCAACCCATGTGATGCTGTAATGGTAAGGGTATCCAGATAATACTGACCAGCAGTTAATGTAGTTGTGGTTGTACCAGCAACGGTTGTATACTTATTTTTTGGTTCGAGATAAGTTGGCCCTTGTCTAACTGTGAGTTCTGTTGCTGTACCAGTTAGTTCACTAGTCTGTACAACATTATCATCCCCTGCCTTGATAGTAAAGGTTGGTGTGGTAAGTTGAATCTCCATACCATCTTCACCCTCAATCAGTTTAGTCAATGCAATCTGAGATGATGCCTTTTCTTGATTATCAGACGTATCACCAGAATCTAATGTTATCTGTGCATCCCCACCACTAATATTGGAACCATGAATTTTTAATACATCACCATCATCATAACCAGCACCACCTTGATTGACAGTAATACCTGTAATTGCACCGCTAGAATTAACTGCGGTAATATTAACGGTCAGACCTGTTCCATTTCCTGTACCACTAACCTCAGAAGTTTCTACATCAGATTTTACCCTATAACCAGAACCAGCAGTTGAAATAGATGGTGTTCCAGTTACTACCCCATCATCAATCTGTTTTGCCGTAATAACAGCAGATGCTCGATAATTTCCAGCAGAAATATTTGAGGATTCGGTAAATTTATCTCGATGGGCCCATGCTTTGATGACATTTCCACCAGATTTATAATCTGTGGTATGAGTAGTGCCATCACCAGTATAATATGATATTGTACCAGTTGGTTGTGATGTACCAAATGCCAAACCAATACCAGTAGAACTACCAGTTAATGCCGTTCCTGTTTGATCTTCTGATGTGGTTGACCACTGCACCCTAGTTTTACTAGAACTTGCAGCTGCTTCGTCTGTTGTTGAAATTATCTTAGGTGTAATTGCAATCCATTCTGGTGTAACTGCATCATTTGAACCTGTAGTATCTTTTTTCTCAGTGTAAACAAGTGCTTCTGCACTTAGTGAAATATCAGTTGCATCTGAACCTAAACGAGATTTGGTATAGGAAAGAGATCTGGAAAGAGATTCGATTGCCGTGTCTTCTCCAAATTTCCTGACTTTAATAGTCATTGGTACAGACGCACTATCAGCAGACATCGTAACTTTTCCACCAGAAGTTGCTGGTGTTATAGTAACTATATTGGTATTGTTAGCATTACCCTTTACCGACATATCATCAAATTGAGTTGTTACATCAGCATTTACACTAGCAATACTTGCAGTCTTACCACTCTGAACTATTGTATATGAACCATTTTTAGTTGTTGTATTGAGTGGATTTCCACTTCCATCAGGAACAACATAAGTTAATTCCCTAGCACCCTGTAAAACTTTAATAGTTGATTGCCCTGCCGATGCCTCTGAATCATCAACCTTTCCATTTGCATCCGATTGGAAAGTATGTGCTTCATTTGATATGATGGCTGTGATAGCATCCGAACCTTCTGTTACATTGTAAATGGTGTAATCATCAGAAAAGGTTTCTCCACCACTGGTAACTGTTGCTGTTATAGTTGCTGTTTTTAGAAATTTGGAATCTGCACCCGAACCATGAGTGAATTCCTTCATAGGTACATAAACAACTTTTGTGCTATTTGAACCTAATGCTGGATATGCATTCTGTGTAACAGGAGTACCAGATGCACCCGAACTTGGATACAAAGAAACAAAATCATCGCCTGGGTCAGTGTTTGTCAATGTTCTGCCATCAGTATCCCATTTAATCTTAGCATCATCAACTGCCGAAATTTTTATTTGTCCACCACCATCACCAGCAGTTGGAATGGAAACTATATCATTAGCAGTATATCCACTACCCTCTTTTCCAGCAACTAATGCCACTGTCTCTAAAGCATTATTACTACTAGAATCAACTGCCGAAATCGTAACATGCATACCCGTTCCAGTACCACCCGAAACTGCATATTCTGTCGCACCTGTACTATATTCAGACCCTGCCTGAGTATGTACAACCAAAGTCTTGGGTACACCATCTAAATTCTGAGTATTAACTGTTAATTGTATTTCTTGAGTAGACGTACTGGCATCTGGATTGTCAGTTTCATCTGGAACATCATTAGGTTTTTTCGTACTAGCAAATACAAAAGTTTGATGATCTCCCGTCAAACGAACTGTCTGTGAAAGAATACCAACATCACCTTTAATAGATTTAGTAAAGGATTGAATTCGATTAATGGTTTTGGTTTCACCATTACCCCTTGTGATGACAATAGGATAGGTGATAGATGCAAAATCAGCCACCATTGCTGATGGTGTACCAGAAACATATTTAACTGCACCATTGGTAGCAGTAGGTGAACCACTTTTAGTTATATTGGTATCAATAATATCACCAATCTTCCATGTACCAGCAGTATCGGTAATTTTAACTTGTCCACCACCAGCACCTACATCAATAATATCACCAACTTTATAACCACTACCCTTAGTGTGTACTGTTGCGGTTGCTGTAATAGTGGTCTGACCAGAACCCAAACTTATAGTAAATAAATCATCATCTGTTCTGGAAGTATCAACATTTTCAGTTGAGATGTTAGTTTGCCCCGAACTATAACCCGAACCAGCAGCCAATACCTCAAAATCATACACTCGACCTGATATAGCAGTGGCATTATATTCTACCTGTACATTACCCTCGTATACTTCGATGTCTGTACTACCACCGTTATAAGTTGTTACATTACCATTTTCCCCTGCTCGGAATGTGTGATTCTCATTAGTCAGTACAGTAGTTATTGCATCTTTGGCATCTGTTGTACCAATAACTGTAATAGAATCAGTAGCAATAACTGGATTTCCTGTCACAAGAGCAATTTGTGCAGTTCCACCAGTAATAGTAACATTTTCACCATTGACATAATCAATACCAGCATTATTAACTGTCACCTCTGTAATAGCACCTGTACTTGAATTTGTAGTCAAATTAACCGTTAGTCCAGTACCAGTACCACCCGTAACACTAACATTGGTTCCGTTCTTATATCCTGTATTGGTTCCAGTGATAGAACCAAACCCTGTTACTACATCATTCTGATAACTATCATAAACATTGACGGCGAAAACCCGTTTAATAAATCTAGTTGCCTTTGAAGTAACAGATTCGGTAATAGTATCACCATCAGTCTCACTAATATCAAATATTTTTCCAACTGCCAATGTCGCAACATCTGATTCTGTACCATCTTCCGTCTGTGTTATTTCGTAATAGGCATCTTTAACTAAATTAGTTGCCTTTGCTGTTAGTGTAACCGAACTCGGTGTTGGTTTATTATTGGCCGAATCATAGGCAATTTGATAGTCATCCGAGGTCAACTTAACTGTAACAGGTGCTTTGGCAGTAGTTGCCTTTGAATAGGTAATTGTTCGTTGGAAATTGGTATTACTTTCACCATCACTAGACTGAACTGTAATGTCAATATCTACTGAAGCATTATCTGCAAATATATTGAGTCTATCACCACCATCTTTAGGTTTAATTGAAATTTTGTCATTAGCATAATCAAAAACTAACGTTTCAATCTCCATATTATTTAAATTGGATGCAGTTGGTTGGGCAATATACCATGAACCTTTGGTCAAAGAACCAGCACTAGCAACATCCAATTTAGTTATACCCTCATAGACAGTTACATCACAAGTACCCGCTGCCTGTTGTTGGTCATCAACCTTACCCGTAGAATCAACAGGGAATGTATGATTTTCGTTGGATAGTAATATAGTATATGCGTCTTTACCTTCCTTCAGTTTATATAAAGTATAGGTATCATCTAAGGTACTAGTTCCACCATCAGCATCAGTAGCAAATTCTGCTTCGACACTAACAGTAGCAGTTTTTAAGAAATCCAACCCAATCGTTAGTGTAGCATTTCCACCACCACCAGAAATGGTAACTGTTTCACCATGAACATATCCTGTTCCTTTATTACTTGGGTCAACAGTAACATTTTTTACCACACCATCATCAGTAATATTAACTAAAACCTTCAAACCAGTACCAGTACCACCCGTAGCATTAACTGATGTTGTAGATGAACTATATCCAGTACCAGCATTTAAAATAGTAACTTTATCAACTGCATGGTCGGGAACAAAATTCCTGACATCTAATACTCTCTTGTTATCATTAGCAATTGTATTGTTAGGATCGGCCAACCTACTTAAACCAGAAACAGTTGCTACATTAGTACCATCATCCTTCTTGCCAGAAAGACTCCAAGTTAGTTTAGGTGCAGTAGAATCAGCAACAGCATTTATTGTTTTTCCATCAACTACATCATTTGCTTGGAAACTGGTAGCAGTGAAAACATTTGACCCCGTAGGTGTTGCATACCATGACGTACCAGAACCTTGATAAACCTCAAATGTTGTAGTATTAGTTCCACTTCTTGTAGTAGTAAAAGTATCACCATCTGCCCATGTTGCAGATGCACTCAAAGTCAATACTTTTAATTTTTTCTTATTGGAAAACTTACCTAAATTATCATGAAATGCCGTAATCTGTATTTCTTGGGATGTCGGTGTCGGAAGTTCCTTTTTATCAAAAGTGTAAATCTGAGAATCTGATGCTACGGTAAACACTTTACCCGTAGAACCAGCCATCAATCTAGTCAAAGATTGAAATTTCTCCAGAACTGTCTGACGACCATCTGTTCTTTGAACGGTAATAGTAAAATTGACATTTGCCAAATCTGCCGACATCGCAGTAGCATCATTAAGTTTTGCTCTATCAACTGCACCACTATCATCAACTTCTAACGTACCAGAAGTTAGACCCGTATCCGTCTTGGAAATGGTATATTTCCCATCGGCAATCGTACCATCAGTAAATGCTAATTGGTCATTTCCTTCATAAATTTCTATAAATGTACCAGAACCTGTGAAGGAATGAACAGAACCATTTTCATCTGCTTGAAAGGCATGATTTTCATTAGTAACTATAACAGTTAAACTATCTGTACCACCAAGTGTACCAAATACACTTATGGAATCTCTAGCCAATATATCAGTATCAGTTTCACCTTCGTATACCTTTGAGGTATAAGTTCTGCGTAAGAATCTATTGGTAGGTGAAGTTATTGATTGGGTATGTGTAGTATTTTTTGCTTTAACTGATTTGGTATGGGTTGATAAAGCACCAAGACTGACCCGTGTTCCAGAATTAGTGCCATCCGTAATAGTACCTGTTAAAGTACCTACTAGGTCAGTAATCTTAAAGGTATTGCTATCTGTTCTAACATAAACAACAGCAGAATTAGTACCACTAGTAATCTTTGTACCTTCTGCCCAATTCGGGCCACCCGAAACAACTAAATCTCTTATTGGTGCAGTTTCATCAAATTGACTATATGCACTTTCAAATCCATGATTAGTTGCGGTTAAAATGAAAGTGGATGGATCTGCCGATAAACCAGCTGGGTCGTACCCAATCTGATAATCATCGACTTCAAGAATTGTATTTCGTGAGACTTTAGTTTTTGTGTAGGTTACGGAACGGTCAAGTGGAATGCTACTACCATCTGCTTTATAAACTGTGATAGGAAAGGATACAACAGCAGAATCATATGCCTTTGCCATTGCTGTAGGTGTAAAAACACGTTGGTCACTAACAGTAGATGCTGATAAAGTAATTGCACCAGCAGGGGAAATTACTGGATCACCAACAGTATACGTATTATCTACACCACCAGTAGTGGCAAATTTTGCTTGTGTGGCTCCAACATACAAACGAACTTCAGTTGAACCATCGGCAAGAGTATCGGTGACTGTACCTTCAGAAGTGGCAAGAAAGGAATGGTTGCCTTTGGTGAGAAATACACTAATAGCATCTTCACCAGCAGAAACGTAAGAGATTACTATTTCATCATCATCAACAAGAGTTAGGTTAGATGCTAATTCTTCAACTTCAAAACGATAGTGTGTTCCAGAATGACCCCCACCTGTAACTTTAGTAGAATCGGTGATAGAAAATATTTTAAATTTGCTGGCATCATCCTTTTTGTATACTCGGAATTGTCCAATAATAGTAGCAGAAACAGTCGAAATTTTATCAAGAAAATTACTAAGATCTACGTTGTATCTATCTTCTTGGTCTAAATACAGATAATGCGTACCACCAAATGCTAAGTCACTTGTACCAAGACTTGCATCTGTTGGATAAGTATCACTACCACCCGAACTTATGGCCGTACCATGCCAAAAATATTCAAATGTTACCCCACCTAGAGGTATCTTAACGTTTTTTAGATCTGCTCTACCTAGTTCAAAACCACCATCTGTCGAACCATCATGTATCCTAACAGATTCTTCACCAGAATCCGTTTGCATTGTCAATTCACCTTCTTGACCAGTATAAGCAAGGTTCTGCTGTTTTGTACCTCGTTTGATCTTAAAGGTTATTGCCATGTATTATTCCTATATTTTTTTCATTTCCTTATCTTCACCAATATAATTCTCGATTGAATCTATAACTTGACTAACGGAAATTGATTTACTACAAATAAAATCCATTTGTCTAGGACAATACTCATAGTGAAATTCGGCCTTATCTAAACTTCCATCGTTAAAACATCCCCTACAACCAGCATTATTATTTTCAATAATAGTTGTATTTTCTTTAAATTCTGTCCAACCCCAACTCCAAGAATTTATACGAAAAACATGAACTCCACAAGCATTTGCTAACCAAGAAAGACCACTAGCAACAGTTACAACAAATTCACACCCCAATATTTGCTCTATTCTATTCTCAATTGAATAATCATCCCCAGAAAGGTCAACAATATTCTCTAAATTGCATTCTTCTTTACTTATCCACCAAACTTCATAACCAATATTAACTAAATAATCAACCAAAGTTTGCCATTTATCTATTTCACAATCATAACTAATCCACATTTTTGCCTTCATTGTTCCACATGGTGCAATACATACATATTTACTTTGATGATCTATTGCTTCATAATAATTTTCCAATTTTAATCTCGAATACGGTTTATATTCCATATTCAATTGATTTAGGATATTTATTCCCTGTGGGTGTACAAAATCCTTAAACTCCATGAGTCCTATTCCAATTGATATATCAAAAGAAATATCTGATATTTCATCATCAACATCCCTTATTATATATTTCCCCCCTTCCAGAACAATACTTTCCAACTCCCCTGTGTCTGGATTATAGATAGGTATTGGATTATACTCAGAAAAAACGTTCAACCACAAACTATATAATCTAGCCTGTATAGTAATAGTAGAAAATAAATGACCCTTCTGACCAAGAAAATCCAAAACATATGACTGAAAATTGATAGCATCCCCCAACTGACCGTTGGAGAAACGAATTAACAGATTCTTATCGGAATTTTCAAGATCTATAGAAGTTTCAAAAATATTATTTTCAATCAATGAAGTATTAACTAATCTTCCATCAGGTGCGAATTGATGTTCAATGGAAGAAACTGTTATGTGACCGATCTCCGACCTATCCCAAATGTCAGAATATACAATATAGTAGCTTCCTTCTTCAATCAATTGCACCAAAGAAGTTCCATCATCAGAAAAAATTTCTATCATTAAATCATCATCGTGTAATTTGGTAATCTTTATCCCACAGTATGTATAAGTTACATCATAATACTCACCCATAATAAAGACCCTCTTAGACTACATCTTTGAATTGTATTTCATCTATTTTGGTAATTTTTTTGACCTCATCCGATTCTGAATATTCAGATATTACAACTCCTGTATCATCAGAACCTAACAATTTTGCTGATTCTTCATTCTCAGACTCTATTATAACAACTCTATCGTGTGACCATGTATATTTGATTATAAATGTTGCCATTTTATTTCTCCTAATTTTTACCTTTTAGTAAAGTTAATGCGTTAAAATTCTCCCCCACGAAATACTTTGCTTCATGAAAAGGAGCTCCTTCTTTCGATTCATTTCCTATATGTTGCACCAAACTAGGTGCATGTACACATAATGTATTGCTACCTCTACCCCTCTTAACAATTCCTTTCTCGTACCACCCACATTCCAAACTCATTGCAATATCAAATGGTTCATTAGTTATATGTTTACACTTATTTATCTTCTCCACCACCCCACGTCTAAATGCCACCAAACAAATACCATAATGAGTTTCCCATCCCTTTCTATACACATTATTTATGTTGGTATCTTTAATCAAATTGGGAGATTCTTCTGCATTATAGAAATTTATTGCTTCCCAACTTTCTAATGAGTTCATGATTACGACAACATATGGATACCAATTTTTACAAACCAAAATATCATCCTCTAACCTAATAAAATCCTCACCTAAAACAGCATCCATCTTTGCAATTCCTTCATGTAATTGTAACCTACCAGTATTAGATTTATGTAATCTCAAACCATAACTTAGACATAAATATTCAACTTGGGCCAATGATTCCTTGGTACTACCACAATCAAAAACATGTATCTTACTACACCAATCAAACACCCCCGACTTCTCTAATGATTTAAGTGTTCTAAGTAAATATTCTGGTCTATCTAAAGTCTGTATTGCAATAGGTATCACGTTTCCATTCCTTTGATATAAAAGGCCAATACCAACATTGGATTATATAAAAAATACCCTGTTGCCGATAACCAAATGGTTTTTAACATGGCATTCATGCAGTCTTTGCTAATATCATATCTCTCCAATGCCCAATCCATAAACCATAATACCTTTGTAGTATTATCATATCTTCCATGTTCAATTTCCCACACACCACCATTCTTTGAAATTTTGAACTCCCCTCGTTTAATATGCTCAAAACCCATTATAGAATAAAACATCTTAGCAATATCATATCTAGGATCACCATAAAAAACACCTTTGGGATCTATCACATATATATTATTCCCCAAAAACATATTAGACAAAGTTAAATCATGATGAACCCATGTATAATATTTAGGAAAACCGATACGACCATAAATCCCATTGAAGAAATCGGATATGTTAAAATCTACAATACTATTGATAACCTGTTCTGAATCCAAAACCCGTTTAACTGGTTTACTATAATACATATCATAAATTTCTGACTTTACTATTGGACGTTCACCAACATGTAGATCATCTAAGAAATTCGGAAGTTGCTTATCCCAAAAATCATCATACCAAGTTCCTATCGTAAGTGGCCATCCTTTACACTTCCCCATTATAAGAGAATTTCCCGTCCATTGCACTGGATCTGGTAAATATGGTTTCAAACTTTCTGGTGCATTTCTATACCAATTATATTCGTCCTCAACCGATTCCTTTACTATCATCGGTGATTTAATCACCACATCTTCTATTATCTTAACATCATATTTAAGGGTTGTTAGATCATCATTAGCACCATTATCCAAAAAATCCTGTTCTGTTCCCAATGAAATCACATCAGCCCGAATGATATTAACCACTTCATTAGAAAAATTCTCTAATATACCTTCGTGCGTTTCATCCAATTCTGGCATTTCGTCGAAATAATAAAACCCAAACAATCCATCCTTATCACTATCACCCTTCATAATCTTGCCGTCAATCACTGAATATCTACAATCAATATCTGCAATCGCAAAGGTAGTGCCATCTAAAGATTCATAAACATCTTTAAAATTAGATTCATAAATGAAATCTGCCCAACTAACACAAACCTGTTCACCAACTAAACCAGCACTACGCAAAAGGTGTGCCGTACCTCTTGGATGATCCTGTATGTGAAAACTCAACCAATCAGGATTTTTATAATAATCCTCCAACCACCCCTTTAATAACATTCCACGTCTGCAATCATTAACTGCTACCACAATATTATTACTATATTTATTGTAAGTTTCAAGTAAATGACCAATTATGGGAAAACCCTTATAAGGATATAGTGGTTTGGGCAATAAATCAAAATGATTGTTCATTCTCGTACCAAAACCAGCAGCTGCTATAAAAAACTTCATTTCACTCCACCTTTCATCACCCTCTGTATATCATTCTCTGGTATTTGCACCCAATAAATCTCATAACAAACAACATTGCTCAATGCATCAAACTTATGTGGAACATTTGGTTCTACTTGTAAATAATCACCATCCGACAAAATCGTATTCTGAACTAAATCATTATCCCATGTAGTAATCTTCATTTTTCCAGACTCTACGAAAAATCCATTATACTTGTACTGGTGCTTATGCTCAGAACAATAACCACCCTCAACTATCTCTATTCTATTTACCTCAAACATTTCCTTTGAGATTATATTTTTTACCCTACCCCATACCTTAGCTTCAATCATCCAACCTTCCTATAGTCACTTTAATGATTTCCAACAATTCTATGTTCGTCATACATGGCATAAATTTATCAAATGTATCACAAATATCATACCAACATGGTTGTAAATCATATGGACAACCCCCAACCAAATCAATAGAATCATACATTCCAGTTCTAAATTTTGGATTAACAGATCCAAACAATGTTACTAACTTCTTATCCAATGCCCCTGCTACATGCAACCAACCAGTATCTGGTGTAACAATTACTTCTAATGCATTCACAACAGAGCAAATTTCTCGGATTGACATACCATTAGTAGATCTGTAATTATTTATATTGATCGTATCATCAATTACAATAGGTTCTATTCCTCTGGCATCTAACCCCAAAATAAGATCAGTCATTTGTGGATAATCACGCCATTTTGCCGATGACCTATAGACTATTCCAACCCTCAAATCCCCAACAAAACTATTTCCAATTTTTATCTCATCTTCGGTCAGATATATTTTAGGTTTGGTATTACTATTACCCAACCCTGTTGCCAACTTAAATAATTCAATCCTATCCTTATCCACATCTGGAACAGTCTGACCCTCATATTGGGATGCTGGACATGGATTTCCAAATTTTATGACAGGATATTCAGTTTCGGTAAGTTCCCATACTTGCAAAATTCTATCTATGGCAGGGTGATGTTTAAACACATCTGAAATTGGTTTTCTGGCAATATAAGTCTTTCTGGCATTAGGATATTTTTCATGTACGTTTTGCACCGCACCTAATGTAGTTACTAAATCACCAAGACCAGCCTCATCTCTGTAAAATATTATTTCTTCGGTATCTAATGTCAACCCCAAGTCACTAGATTCCAACTTCTCACGAAATATGGGTTGTCCATCTCTGACTGCAACTAAGTCATCAACATCAAAATCGTGATCTACATATACAACACGCAGACCACGATTTATTAAACTATCACTATCCCTAATAACCGTATTTTTGACTACACTATCTATTTCACCTGTCTTAACATCAAATATTACACTTATCATACATTATAATCTTCTCCCAAATAATGTTACTATAGCACTAATGTTTATACTTGTACCGTTTACAGATTTGAACCTAACTGTACAACCTGTATTCGTACCCGTTTCCAATGGTGTAACCTTACCATCTGCTCCACGTAACAACTCAACAGCACCTTCACCAGATGATATAACTGCACTAGTAGCCGCATTAACTGCATCCGTTATATAGACTATTGCCGTTTCTACCACAAAATCTGTAGTGATTTCAGTAATTGTAGTAGTATTGAATGAAGTTGCACTAACTGCGTTCTTAGATAATACCAACGATAATGTCTGTAATGGTAACAATGATGGGTCTTTATAGTTTGGAATCACTTTCAGATTTTTAATTCGTGATGGACGTGCCGTATTACTACCTTTCAACACAATCTTGGTGGTAACGATAGAAAAGTCTGTCATACCATCTTTGCTGTACACATATTCGGTAAATTCTGCCGAATCCCCATCAGTAGTTGCCGTTTGTTGTGTTAGTTGAACCCAACTTTCTGTATCAAAATTGGCATTTCCAGCAGAGGTCAAAGTCTTAACATAGACATCAATACCACTACCTTTGGAAGTTTTGGCATCAAATACAACTGTAACCGAATTGGCACTTTCTTCCAATTCTAGTTTTCTTGAGATATAAGCAGAAGTTCCAGCAGAATCAACCGCATTAGCAATCACAATAGCATTCAGAGAGCTGACATCAATTGCTGGTGAAACTCTATCGTTATTACTATCTCCAGTGAATGATGCCTTCAAGAATTTCTGTATAAACTGTGATGAAACAGAATAATCCACATTAGAATTCAATCCAACGTTAGTTGCCCCAAACATATTATTACCAACTGCTTCCTGATATGAGATACTAGTACCACTCGGAATTATTTCTTCACCTGTGTAATTTATCAAATCTGCTCTACGTCTTGGACTATCGACCACAACTAAAGTTTCCCCCTGCGGATACCCATCCTGATAAACTGTAAATGCAGTTGTATCATTTTTGATAACATAACTATCTGCTGTAACAGAATCAATAGTAAAAGTATCATCATTCATACCTGTAATACCATTAATTTGAAATGTAGCATCCCCATTACCACCAGAAACAGTAATCACTTCATTATCAGCATAACCAGATCCAGCAAAGGCTATTGTTGCATTTGTAACTCCACCACTACCATTGACAGTTGTATTAACACGCAACCCTGTTCCACTACCAGCAGAAGATGTTGCCACACCAACAGAAGTACTATCAGCACTATACCCACTGCCATTGACATAATTATCAAAACCAGATGGAACACCTATCCCAACACCATGCAAACGTTTCACTGTATTAACAGCACCAGCAGTACTAGAAACAGTTCTTGAAGTTCCACTAGACACACCTGTAATCTGATTCGCAGAAGCAAATGTACCAGAGATGGAAGCAACTTTCAAGATAAACTTGGAAGAATCCCATGATATTACTTTACCCCATGCACTTCCATAATTGAACGAACCAGAACCATAAAATACAACTTCACCCACTGTATAATTTCCACTACCACTATTCATCAAAACATCTTGTTCATTACTACCCTTAACTCCACTAAAACTCAATGTAGTACCAACAACATATCCATGTCCTGGCTGTGTAACCGTAATTCGATTTTCTGATGATGTTGTAGTATAAAACGGATTATCAATCAATGCTTTAGCAGTATTTTTAGTTTGTAAAATAATATTATTTGTTCCACCACTCAAATCAAATTTTGCCCGATTAAGTGTAAACTTCAGAATCTTATTATTGACTTTATCCGTACCCAAATACATACTATCAACACCAAGTGCATTTGAACCCTTTTGTGTTTCAACATCCAATGCTTTAACTGTGTACTCAGTTGCTGGTGTGATAATCGTAATGGCATATTTTCCTTTTTTGAGATAAACTGGATTGCTAAATGTAAATTTAGTTTCTGTACCATCAACATCAATACCTGTTGCTAACGCAGACTTTGTAGAATATGGTAATACATTATTACTGACTTTTCCATCTTCAATAGTTCTCAACTGAACAATAACTGGTCTAGTAAAATCAGCATCTTCTGCCGAAAAATACAAATCCAAACTAGTTACAAAACATTCGGAAAAAACCTCTATGCCCTGTGATACTGTTTCAATAGTTTGTGCATCCCACGAACTATCAAAAGGTCTTGTGGCCAAACCATCAGTGTCTACATGACCAACTGCATGATAATAACCTTCAGCATAGGATTGATTTGCTTCAATTATAATCTGCTTGCTACCTGTTTGAAATTTAGTTGAACCAACATCTTCATCGACATTAGGAATAACATATGAATTAGTCCATTTTCCATTAACATCTGTTTTCGGTGTAGTGAATGAACTGGTTATGTCGATTCCATCGAATTTAACTGTAGAAATACTGGTCAGTGGTTTCATACCTTCAACTATAATCGTTATAGTCTGTGATCTAATGTATGGTACATAATGTGTGCCTAACTCACTATCACCGATTTTCTTGCTCAATAAACTAGCACTATTAGGTAGGGCTGGTGATTTAGGTAACTCGTTGTATGACATACCGAAACTTGGATCTTGAAAATCACTATTCTTAGCACCTGACCAATGAGTTTCCCACTCATTCCAAACTGTTCCTTGTGTTTTAGTAGAATCATCCAAATATTTTATAGAATCCCATGCTCCATTACGATTATATCTAACATTCTCCCTAGAATCAGTAGACTTCCATTTATCATATCCAACCGATACCACACCCTGATAAGTAGAAACTTCAGATGTCCTCACTTTCTGATCTAAACTGGAATCCAAATTCTGAACTTCGGGTGTCTCGGTATAAGGAAATGTCACTAAATTACTATTATGTACCAAATCAGTTTGTGCATTAGAAGAAAATACTTCCATTGCCAAACCATCTTCATGGAAATGTGGCCTCAATTCATTGTTGATAGGATCAACTGAAATCTTATGATCTGCATCTGTTGAATCACCAAACCCATGACCTACAAATGGATCAACAAATACATTCCTTCGCAATCTGCCAACACCGATATTATAATTTTCTGCCGAATTCTCCAGTGCAGATAATGCACTAAAATAAGCAAAATCATCGTATTCAGAAACACCAAATTTCTGAACTACAATATCATCCGTTCCGTATGTGTAAGGCATAAACTTAACAATATACAATGGCACACCAGAATATGGTGCATTTGGTGGTGATGGATTACTACTTGCAACACCCTCAACCACTCTTAAAGTTCCTTCGGTATCCAAATAGACAATATCAATTCTACCCAAATAGAAATCAGAACCATCACCACTAACAACAGCCCTTTCTGGTGGATGTATAGCAGTTGCACCAGATCCAGAAAATGCTGAATTACTGACACCATTATCATTCTTATAACTTCTCAAATCTATACAATCACCCAATCGGTACTTTCTGCCTGTCGTATCACTGGTATAGGTTGGAATATCACCATTCTTGAATTCCTGTACACCATCATGCAAAGATGCCCAAACCCATGTACCATAAGAATCAGTTACACTGTAATTAGAATTTGCTGTAGTATTATTGTCTGTGGTTGTAGGGTAAGATGATGCCGAAATGTAATCCCCTGCTGATATTACAAAATACCAATAAGCAACAGTTATTCTACCCGTAGGATAGGATTTTCCACTTTTTAGTTTCAATGCACCTAATGCATAAAAATTATCTCGTTGCCCCGTATCCATTGCATACCGATCTGAAATATCAGTATGACTAGACAATGCAGCCGTTCCGAAATCTGGTGACATGTATACTTTCCATTGAGTTGGAAGAACATCTGCTTTAGTTAATGCCAACGTAGAAACTTCTACCGATGTCTTGGTAGTAAAGACATCAGATTGATGTGACAATGATTTATTTGCTTGTGTTGATGTATTTTTAGAAACCGTAGCAAAAACAGCATAATTTTCTCCCGTTTGAAAGGATGCTCCTACAATACTTGCCGATGTTTTTGCTCCATTCAAAGTGGTTGTCATTTCACTATCAGCAAATATTTTATTTTTCGTTCCATCATTCCCATAAACCAAAATCTTAGTAGTATCGGCATCAAATGTGCTATTTGCATTTGCGGCTACTGTTAATGTAGTACCCGATGCCGTTACGACTGAAGTTTGTCGTGTGGCACTAACAACAACTGTAGTATCAAATTCTGTTATCCCTTTACCGATTTGATATAGTAATGTATTCTTGCCCGTATCTTTCAGTGATGTCAAGGTATCATCAACACCATGTGTAGTCACAGTTGCTGTTGACTGTTCAGTTTTCAAATCACAAAGTTTATTAGTTGCTGATGGTGTAGACGATGATGTCCATACATGTAACTCATTGACATTAACCAAATTCTTACCCGAATTCATGCTAATATCAAATAGATAGACCTTGAATTCATTACCCAATCGTTCTATATTTCGGATTCGTGCTGTACCAATAAATGCCGATGAATCTTTCATATTTACCAAAGGGAATGGTACACCCGAACTTGCTGGTGAGAAATTCAATACTGCTCGTTGATTATCTGCTGATGCAAAATTTCCTACTATCCCACCATCAGTGACAACATAATTTCCAATGTCTGCGGCGGCAGAAACATCAGCAGTAGATTCTTCGATAGTCCTTGCCTTACTTAGTGCCAAAAACGTTTTTTGCTCTAATTTAGTCCTTACCCCATCTATGTTTGCGACACCTGTATTAACTCCAAAGGAAACTTTGTCACTACTTCCACTGGCATCTGTACCTAACAATCCGTTAGCATCGGTCATGGTAGACTTATTTTCACGCAACTCATAGTCAAATCCAGAAATGACTTTATACCCTTTACTGCGTTCAATACCCTCTGCTTTCTTGTGTAACTTTCCATTTACAACTTCTGCAATCTCGATGAATTTTGCACTGGTAGTAGCCGTTAAGGATTTCTTTGCTAATGTAAGTGAAATTTTAAATCGGTCTGCACCATCTGCCTGATAATTGGTAGATGAAACTGCATTATCAGTTAGGGTACTATCTTCGGTAGTGGTTATTATGCTTTCTGCAACATCAAATCCTATCTTATATGAAGGTGTAGTAGTATATTTGTCTAGGATTAATGTTTGATCGGCAACTTCAACCGCATAACCGTTGATATAGTAAACCCCTGCTTTAACATGCACAGCAGAACCAGAACCAATGACAGTAGTTGGATCACCAGCAGATACATTTCTGCCCACTGTATTCCACGCACTAGATGCTAAATTCGTACCAGTAGTCTGTTTATATAAAGAATCTGCACTGGCAAAGGTAGTATTAGTAGATCCACCTTTAAGATATGAAACCCAAATAGTTAATGTATCAGCATCTGTTATTTGCAAAACTTCTCTATCTGATGCCGCTATAATTTTAGCATAGACATCACCAGTGGTTCCATCCTTAGAACCAATAACAGTGCCTACAATATTAGTAGTTGTATCAGTTCCTGATAAATCATCCACCAATGCCACATATGAAAGATCGGTATCAAGTATTATCTCGCCTGGAACTAATGACTTTCCATTCCTGACATCTGTTGCTTGTTTTAATTGATTCTGTAATATAGTTTGCAGTTGAGTTAATTCTCTTGCCTGTACTGCAAAACTGGGTCTGAATAATACCCTATGATAGCCCTTAGATGAATCATAATCATCGTAATACGGACTTATGTTGAAATCTTTAGTTGCCATTTCTATCCACCTTCTAAAATTGAATGACTAGTCTTATTAAATCTGTATTAGAGTCATTTGTTCTTGCTACAGTTGCTCTCTGATCCACATACAGAATCTGCCCAGAGTATTTTAGTAACCCTGCTTGTAAGTATGAAGTATCACTTGCTCTAGTACCCGATGCTATACTTGTACCCGATGTTGTTATATCATCCTGTGAACTACCTGTAATTATTGGATCTAAAATTAATGCTACTGTAGCATATTGCGTGACTGTTGCCCTAGCAATATCAGAATTAGTTATCTGACACGTTACCATTAAATCCTTTGCCCCAACTTCTCTTTCTACATCAAACCCATGCCCACTAATTGGTGAAATCATTGCCGTTAAACTGGCATCAGCAGAACCATTAACATTAACAGCAGTTACATTTCGATAACCAGCACCAGCATTAGTAATATTCACATATTGTTTTGAATTTGCAGTTGCGATTTCACCAGCAAAAACAGTTGTGTTAGTTCCTGACAATGTAACCGCATGTCCATTTGTATACCCCGTAAGATTAGAACTATGGATGATAGAATTCACTGCCCCATCTACCGCAGCTGCTTGTACATTCCACTGTTTCAGAAGTTCAGCATTTGATGGTTTGAGTTGCAATGATTCAACTGGCATCCACTTAAAATTGGTATCATTAACATTAAAAACACTATTTTTCGCAAAAGAATATAAATATTTCCAATGATACCCATCCGATTGTATAAAAACACCCGTATTGCTATCATCATTTCCCGATGGTGAAGAATCAGAGGATGCTGGTACATCAGATACAGTTGCACCAGAACCATTGAACAAACATTTCCAGACCCTAATATAGGTAGTTCCTTCAGTATAACCCAAAAATTCAGTTGGTGAACCAAATAAATCTAATGTATGGTTATATGGTGTAAACCCAATTCCAGAATCCAATTCCTTCAATGAAGAACCAGACCCATGTTTGACTACCATAGAAACATCAGCACTCGTAATCCTCTTTATTCCCGCCACTTTATCCCAAAACGAAATATCACTAGAAAGACTTTCCGTTGGAGTTGATTCCGATTGACTATTCGTAGTATTTCCAATCACAGCATAAATTCGATGTGAATTGCTGGAAAACAACTCTTTAAACTGTTTTGCTGTTCTATAACTATGATTTCTCGTTAAAAGTGTTCCCATTTTTTTATTCCTATGATATTAGTGTATTACAAACAGCAGATGTCACCGTTTGATTAACCTGTGTTGGATTATCTATGGTAAATTCTGTAAATATTTTCATCCCTGCTGGATGTGCAAATTTATTTAGTTGTCCTCTCCACTTATTAGGATCTTCTGAAGCCCTAACTTTATATGACCACCATTGATAATAATCCAAATCTTGAACATACGATTCCGAATCACTGACATTTGATTTCAACGAATATCCAGAACCACCATGATCTACTAATGCACCATATATGACTGTACCTGTTGCCCGATGTAATGGTGAACTTGGATCGTGACTTCTAAATGTAACAGTTGATGCACTATCTGCAAGACCTTTAGTAATTACTTTAACTTCCTCGATACCACCAGCAGTTGCACTATATGACAATAATTTATCAGTAGAAACATTTGTATTAGAATCTACATATGCTCTAGGTAACGATGTGTAATTCACACCACCCGAATTAACATCAATTTTATTGGAAGCCATAACAGTAGCAGAAGCAGACACATCACAAATTGTAATCATCCTGTCTGCCCTCAATCTATTTGTACTACTAGTAATTTCTTCACCCAAATATTCCCCCTCGACACTTTCATCCGTTGTAAATGTACCAGAGATGGTATCAATCCAATACCTATTCCCCTCAATATATCTCAATTTTGCTGTCGCACCACTGTTAGAACCAGTTAGTGTATCATTTACAGCAAATGTTCCCTCTACTCCATAAACTTCCAAATAATCATTAACAAAACTAACTTGCTCACCCACTAAACCAGATAGATGAGTTTGAATGGAAGTCGGTATATAAAATTCACTCACAACACCAGTTGCCAATTTTGTAATAACCATTGTAGTTTCTTGAACGTTTGCCAATGTAACTGTATCATCCAAATAATAACCCGATCCTTTATTAGTAACTGCTATCCCCTGTGCCGATGGTGTTATCTTGGCCTGCAATTGATCTGATGTGCCAGATTTATTAACAACATACCCTTCATTAGTTTGCACCACTATCACTTCATCGGACTGAAACGCACCAGTTATACCAGTTTCCAAATCAAGATATAAATCAGTAACGAATTCTGTACCAATATTCCGAACCAACGCACTCTCAACCACTGCCTTTGCACCAGATGCCATTCCAACGATATAATACCCCTTGAATGATTCATGGTCATCAGTTGTTGTAGAACCAGAAGTTTTTACTCTAATAGATTTTTGTTGTTTCCAATCACTGTCACTTACCGTAAACACTTGCTCTTTTGGATATATAGTAACTGGAATTTTCTGATAAAGAATTCTGAAAAATATACTAAATACCGATTCCGTTCCCCTTGCCCGATAGATTTCCTTAACTCGTTTGATTAATTTTCTATCATCTGCATATGTATTGCTAGGCAAATCTGGATTATATTCTGACTTGATATATTGTAGTAACTTATATATGGTATTATCAACATCCCTAAAGGATTCTAACCGCACCAGGCGATCATAAACATTCCCATTCTCCGAATGTAGATCGGATATGGCCATGTCACTAACTTGCTGAATGGACTGAAATTTGAAATCATCAATAGTAGCATCATATGACGTTTCCAACCATTCATAATACAACTGCATAAATCGACCAAACACAGAAATTGACCCATCTGCAACCTTGTCATAGTGCAGATCTAGGTATAAAGGCAGTTGTGAATGTATAAACGGTGATATTTTCCGTTGTATTTTATCCTTATGTAACATCTTCCACCATCGTTACCGTTATATCGGCATCTTGAATAGTAATTACTTGTCTTGCTACTGGTTTGACATCTGCTTCATCGACATCTGCCGTGATATAAACATAGTCTGTACCGCCCGCAATGACATCAACCGCAACACCAGAAATAGTTATTTTTCCTGTTGTATAATCAACTGTACCTATATCGGCAAATATGATCGTTCCACCAGATGTCAAATTGATTACACCATTGCTATCATCAGTGAAAATCACATTCCCACCATAGGATATATTATTGCAAACTGTAAATTCGTCGGATGTAACTGATCCCTTGACTATAGCACTTCCATATTTTAATGTGTCCTTACCAACCCAACCTTGAAGTTTGCCTAATGTGGGTTTAATTCGTTTTTTCAATTTGATTTTAGTAACATTACTCCGTATTGGATCATCAGTATCATCAATCAAACCTACAAGTTGAGAATGTCGAAATATCGTACCAAATTTATTCAAAGTGCTGTTGTTGTAGTCTTTTATAGTTGTAGTAACATTCTCTTTCATAGTTTCTGCTGGAATCAGTGATGTAGTTGAATTGTAATTGACTATAGTATCAACAATCACAAAAGTATAATCTGGATCACACACAACTGGTGTGATTGCCAATACCTTATACTTATTCAAAATAGTTTTAACATCTTCCTTTGATACATCAGTCAAAGTCAAACCTGTAACTGGTCTAATTGCAATATAGACCTTTCCATAATCAGGTGGATCGTTATCCTCTCCACCCCAAACAGAAACTGAACTGGCATTTGTATACTTATTAATTACTATTGACTTATAATCTTCAAGTGTAACTGCTCGATCTTGAGTTTTGAATGCTTTTGGTGCATTATACTTAATGGAATCAATAGTTTCAGCAACTGTACCACCCGTTGCGGCTGATGTTGCTTCTATAGTAGGTGTGACTGTACCCGTTGTACCAGCATCTGGTCTACTGTAAGATAATGCTGTTGCAATTGTAAATGGATTTGCCGTATCATTCCCTGCACCATTTGCCACTGCACCTTCACTGGTCAAATACTCGACTGTAATTACATTACCCTGTGTTAATTTTGCCCCAAGAACACCATCACCAAAATAGATCTCGTATTTTCCATCTTCAACTTCCTGTAAAAAATAATTCTTGGATGTGCTGGTTAGGTTGGTTACATTTTCGTATAACGTCCAGAGATCATATGTTCCATCACTGGCTGCATCTTTAATCTTGACGATCAAAGTCGATGTATCTAAATTATCAACAGGTATAATGTATTTTTCCTCAAACCCTGTTTGGTTGACCACAAAATCTATCGTACCCTGCTTACCCTGTTTCAACTTAACACCAGTTGCCGTATAAGTTCGATTTGCACCCGTATCTGTTGTAGTGGCCGTATAAGACTTTAGAGTGTAGAATATATATGATACATCATCCAGTTTTATAGTAAACTTGGTATATTGAGGTATGGTTATAGTTGCTGGACTGTCTATTGAAGTTTCAGCAGTAACACATTTTAATGTTACAGTTGCTTCTGCCCCCGTTGTGGACTGCGTAACATATCCCAAATGTTTTGCTATGGATACTGCCGATGAACGTTGCGAAACACTATCCAAAAACATTTCATTAGCAACCATATTCAAATAATAAGACATGTAGTGTGTGTTATAAGCAAGCACATCGGTCAAGACGGATAAACCAGCACCTTCAAAATCATAGTCTGAAAATTCAGACTGTTTCTTCATGAAATCAACTATGTTGGTTTTGATCTTGTCAAAATCTAATTCAGTGATTCGTAATTTACTATTTTGCATATTATCTCAACCGTTCTAAAAAGAATTCTACTGCTGTTGGTTCTGGTAAATTGACAAAGGATACAATTAATGTAATTAAGTATCCATTGTTATCTGGATCTGGATCAACCAATACTTGATTAACCAATGCTCTTGGTTCATAAGTATTTATAACATCTTCAATGCTGGTTTGTAATGCAATGGTAGTCTCTGGTACAATGTTATCAAATAGCAAATTGTAGACATACGATCCAACCAATGGATTAAACAACTTTTCACCAATCCGAGTTAAGACTAAATTCTTTATACTCTGTTTTATTGCATTCTGGCCCTTTTTGGATACAACATCATTAGTAATCGGATTTCTTTTGAAATTCAAATCCAGATCTACAAATTGCCTGTTCTGAAATTTAGTGGTATTCTTTTCTGTAACTGAATAGTTCATATCCTATGCTCCAATTTTAACTGATCCTACCCCTGTCATGATTTTCGATGAACAAATGACAGGTGATCCCACCCTCGCAGTCTCAACACCATTTGTTTTAACCGTTTTACTACCACTCTTAGTATGGGGCATTAAACCACCATTATATGCCCCTGCATTAATAAATAACTCTGGTGAATATGGTGGTGATGCTTGAATGTGTGGTACTCTAACATCAAATTGCCTATGTACCCCCAAATTCTTATGTTTACATCCTATCTTAACATTTCCTGACGCAGAAAACATGTTTTTTGCATCTCCAGTTGTATACCCCAAAGGTGCAGATGGAAGCACTGCTGGGCCTGGAAGAAAAGCACCATGTGGGCTATCAATATTTCCCCAAACTGCTATTGGTCTTGTATCTGGTTTTTCAACTTTTTCTGTCATCCTAGTAACTCTATTTCCCTTATAACACCTGTATTGGTTCTCAACTGAAACCCCAACCTAGCATCTATTTTAGTTTCACCGTATTTCATAAATCCCGATACTAATGGTATATTTGCCGAATCCCCACTAGTTTTTCTGAATGGCATATACCAAGTTGCGGCTGGTACAAATTTCTCAGTATCACCAAAATAGTAAACATAAGAATCACCCGTAACCGCATCAAATTCTGTCTGTATTGGTAATTCTTCTACTGGAATTAACTTATCCCGTACACCATCAAAATTCTGCCTAACATTCAAAGTGTAATCATTGGTATCTGTATATTCAGTAGAATCTGGTGTTCTCAATCCCAATGTGAAATTAAAGTCTTTCTCAAATTTGGATGATACCTCTACTGGCATAACTTGCTTCACATCATCAAATGAAACCGCAATTTGCCCATTAGTAGATACGAAAGATCCTCTCCAATCTTCTTTGATCGTAGGATTCATATCATCATCAAAAGTCACCCTTCCATTATAGTAATCAAATTGACTAGGAACCTCTACTTCATAATCACCAAAAGTTAAAGTTTCCATTTCGGCCGAAAACTCATTTACAACAAATTTTGTTCGAGATTCTTCACCAACATTATAAGTCTCAATTTTTGCAATAGTTGAAAAACTATTTGTTGCTTGGTCGATAACCAAATCACCAACTTTGAAAACAGAACCACTATCCAAACTTTTGGTATACTTTATATTCATGAATTCAAGTTGCCTTTGCATGTGCAACTTTTCAACTTCTTCCAATGTCGTATGGTCAAAGTTATCTTCACTGGCATATCCTTCAATTTTGTATGTATCTCCATCCTTTACCAGAGATATGCCTTTGGGCAAACTTCCACTTACCAACTCAATAATTTCATCAGAACGACCACGAATATTATATTCAAGAGTCTTGCTAAATTTTAACTTATTTAATGCTCTATCATCAGCATAAAACGGAGCAACCATCGCACCATTGCTACGATACCCCATCTCACGCATCACATTATCATTATTCATATTAGCAGTAATAAGTGCTGTCAGTATTTCTGCTAATGAAGATTCCACACCCGTACTTAATTGTAAGAATCTTAATGGCACTTGTAAAACAGTACCATCTTCCATGTACAGATCTATGTATAATATATTTGCCAATACTGAAAGATCCAGTATTTGCGACGAACCATCCTTGAGTGTAAACTCTAACGTATTAGTGGCCATTCAATTTCACTCTGTTCTATGTATTCCTCATCACCAACCACAATCTCACCTTTACTATCTACAACTGGATTCAACCAAATGGAAAATTGTTCTTTCAACTCAGGATCAATACCCTTGCCACTATTTAGTACCATATGTTCCTCGCAATCAACTTGAAATTTACCCCTAACTTTGAGGTTGAGATCCATATTGATAACAATTTCATTCTTTTCTGCATCATATTCTATAATTTTCTTTTCTGCAAGAACACTTAACGCATTCAAAACATCTTTATCCAACTTCATTAACTGGTGCATACGCAAGTTACCTCTCCACATGTCTCACAGCAATTTGTCATTTTTGGTGTCTCCGTTGAAACAGGTATAACATTATCAACTGGTTCTGGTTCTGGTTCATCATCTTTGAAATAACTTAACACCTTGCCACTTTCCACTAAAGTTATGGCATCATCCAACGATGTAACAGTATGTGTCACACCATCATCATCAACCACCTCTAAACTTCCACCTTCAGATTCCAATGCATCTTTCAATTCAACATCAACATTCACCTTTTCCTTTTTTAATACAGTTTCAATTTCAGTTTTCATACCAGCATATTCAGGCCCAACCGTAGAACCAGTTCTTTCCAAAAATTCCTTAAAATCTTCTTTCAGACCTAATTTCTCTGGAAGTTCGATATTAGTTGTCTGTGATGTATTTTTACCTACCAAATTGAATATCTTAGTTAGTAATTTTAACATATCCAATGCATTAAAATTTGCTTTCAACTCATCAAGCATATCCGTACCACATTCAGCAGGGCCAAGAAACATAGTTTTCTTTGCATTAAATCCACCTAAGATGGTTGCCCTTAAAAGTGCCAATGAATTGACAGGTGGATTTTCCCGAACAACAACAGAATCACTTTTAGAACTTGGTACATCAACCATCAATGCATCTGGTGATATTCCAGCTGGAGCCACAAACGGTGAACCAATTGCCCCATGCAAAATTGCACCACCCAATTTAGGATCTGTACTCAAAAATGGTGCTGATACAAATGCACCAACAGGTGATTCTACTAACACACCCAAATCACCCTTGATTCTCACTTGCTGTCCTTCTAATCTTATAATCCTACCTTTAATATTAACATCATTATCAGCAGTGATATTAACCGAACCCTTAGTGTAAATGTTATTATTCTTTACTACAATAGAATAATTATCACCCATGACCTTTGCGACTCTATCACCCGTAGAACCCATAACATCAACTGTACCAGATTTATGTGCAACTGCGATCCTTTCTTTTCCTTCTGTATCATCTATCTCATGTACATGCCCTGATTGACTTTCTTCCACTCTATTATAGGGATATTCAGCACCATATTCCAACTCTTTGAGTTCCCATGATTCATTTAATGACCCTGCAACCGCAATCTTACCCATTGATTCATAATTATCTACATAGGTATCTGTTTTATCACCTCTTGCTAACCTATTGACATTTACTTCACCCGTTGATATTTTAGATTTACCCCAACTAGGTTCTGGTGTAATCGTTGGATCATCTGCCGTTTTATAACCAGCATCAATAACATGTGTCATTATCGGTTGCTGTGCATTTTCACCATCGGCAAAGAACCCCATCACCCACGTACCCTCTACGGGGCCAATAGGTGAATCACTCGGTCTAGTATTAATAGGCATTGCTGGATAGGCAAAGGGAAGATCTTCTGTCGGAATTTCCGATTTGTCATCTGTATGGTATCCAAGTATACGTACCTTACACCTGCCCAACTTCAACGGATCTTTCCGATCTTCAACCTTCCCCTTCCACCAGACGAAAGTAGGATTCATTTACTATTTTTCCTACCCCTTTTTCTATTGGCTATATAACCAGTTGTAGATAACTTCTTGCGACGATCATACCTTTTATAATCGGCATGGTCTTTCAAGTGTGGATATTTCTTATCAAATTCCTTTGCCGTTAGTGTTTTTTTAGTTTTGTCCACGTTGCCAATCTCCCCTTGTTGTTTCCATATCACCAACATCATCTTTGTCTTTTGGGTAATCAATACCTACCACTTTTGGTGGATTGCTCCACAACCCCTTGGTGGCATCACTTCTTGGTACATTATCCTTAATCCAATCCAATACCTGTTGATTAACTTCACCCTGATCGTTCCAACCTTTACCTTCTGGTTTTAAGGTAAGATAAGTAAAGTCTTTTATTGTACTGGTCTTAGTTCCATCTGGTCTTTCCCAAAATATAGTATTTTCTCGATTTGCCAAAATAACATGAACTCCACCACCAAGACTAGGAACACCCTTGCTCTTGATTAGACCATACATGGTATTCGCAGCTCCTTCATGAGTTTGCAAAAGTATATCATCAGGAACAACCCTTTCACGTTCTGCATTTGCCTTAACTGCTACATGGTAGTTGGCCAGTACCCACACCAAATGAATGTTCCTTGCTTCGTATCCGACACCCGTAAGTTTAGGTATAACTTCTGTAATATCTTCGGTTTCTTTAAGTGTGATGTCAAATAGAATATTAGGCAAATGTCTCTTGTTGAGATCTTGTAATAGCAATTTCAAACTCTTATCCTTAACCCCAATCTTCTTGACTGCCATATGAAGTGCAAAAACATGCTCTGGATTTTTCAAATCCAAATCACCCAACAACCTACCCTTTTTATCCATATATTTTGGATTTATATTGCCTTCCCAATCAGTTGAATCTTTTTGAATCCTAGAAATGGCCATAAATGCCTTTTTCCATTCATCAACATCTCTGATCTTAAATTTTTCACCTTCCATGAAATTCTTAGTGGCAAATCCCTTACCAGAACCAGCACCACCAGCAAGAAAAACTGCTTGCCCGTACTTCTTACCCTGATTGAACTGAATCAACTTTTCGTCAATCTGTTCCTGATTCCCATTCATATGGGCAATCACTAAATCCATTGTTGTTTTGAAATGCTGTGATCTATCCAACAGCACATCTGCTGATGTTTCCACCAACTTTGAAAATTCTTTCGATAGCATTTTAATCTCCTATTCTGTCGGTAATGAACTAAAATATGAATCTTTGACAACTTCCATCACCATCAGATGGCTGGCATTGTCTATTTTATGTCGTAACGCTGTAACCAAATATCTTCCATTATATAATTTATCCATTGGAACCGTACCATCTATAACTGGTTCAACTGATGGTAATTCTAAATCCAATACATCCCCAACCTTTCTGGTGGTGTCACCTGATATGGTAATATTTAGTTTGATGTTATTTAATTGTTGCATCTGTGAAATTCTATTCTGCAATGTCTTTTCGTAATAAGTATTGGTATCATTGAACCGACTAACCAGAGTTTGTTTGCTTAATGGGCTGGAAGTTAATTCATCAGCAGTTTCATGTACCATCATACTTGAGCCCTGCCCACTCATATTTTGAGTATCTGATAATCTCCAATTATTTGTTTTCTTATTATCTTCCAAGTGTGTCATCTTGGAATACTCTTTGCCATAATCATAATCCAACGTTTCTGTTTTTCGATTTATCATATCATGAATGACCAATCTATTGGCATACATTCCATTGGGTATATTAGCCACCATATCAAATGAATTGACAATCTCTATTCGATTCACAATCCTATACTGTTCTTCGTCTGGATTACCATCACTAACATTTGCTGGTTTCCGTGTGTACACACCAACACTTTCTTCTTCGGCAAGTGATTCTAACGACCTAAAATGAAAACCATCTCTGGTTTCATAAAACATATAATTAGCCCCATCTCGGTGTTCTGCCATAGATCTCTTTGCTAACCAATTCATAGCATCAAAAGGTTTCCAATTGGGTATCACTATATCATAAACATTTTGAGTTTCTTCGATGTCAAGGTTCTTATCTGATTCCAAGTCTGTTCTAAATATCTTTTCGGCAATAGTTGATGTAGTACTTTTTGGAAATGATCGACTGACTGCACCCTTTAAGTTCATAAAAAATTCATCAGATAGCAAATGTATATTGTACCTTCTCATGCCTATATTCGGGCTATTGACACCTGTAACTTTATAAATTCTGAATTTCTTTATTTGCACCCTCTCTATATTAGGTGTTCCCATAGTTATATGCACTTCTTCATGCCCAACAATTGGAAAATTGGAAATCAAATTCCCAGTATCACCAATACTCATATTCCCTGTTAAAGTATTAGTAAATATATCCTCAAACAAATTAAAAGAATCCACCATGTTGCTAATATCCATAGTTCGATCTACACTTACCGACTTCAACATTATCTCACTAAGTGTTATCCTACCACCAACAATGGTATCTGGCCTATTACTAAGCATTCATCAATTCCTCAAAGTTCTGTTCAAACTGCTGTAAATATATTCCATCCAACACCATAACTTCTCGTTTCTTTTCGTTCTCGTTATTTTCAAAGGTTTCGTTGGTTATTTCCGATGCACCTGTATGGGATCTTCCAACAATAATACCATCTGCACTTTCATAATGATGTACTCCAGCACGTTCAGTAGTAACTCCACCTGTGGCAATCTTTCCAACTGCACCACTATCATCACCCTTTACAAATGCACCAGTATCAAACGCATTGTCAGTCAACTTATAAGTCAATTGAATTAGGGTAGCATCAAAATCCACCACAGTTCCTGTTCCATTTAACAACGTACCATCTGCCAGATATTCTTTTATAACTTCACCCTTGACAAAAAACCTCTTTGCTGATGGATCAACATCTCCATATGTAGTATCAGAATGATGTGTCGATTCCAATAGTAAATTACTATCTGGATATTTCAAATCTATAAATTCATTCAATGTCCTTTCTTCTACCACCCAATCATGATATGGATCAATAATGGTATTCATGTGCAACATAATCCAATGTGAGAGTATATCACCATAAGCAGAATATGCCGAAAATTCTGGTCGTTCACTGGCAGAAAGAATACTCTTATAGTAAGTTGGTAATAATTTCTTAAAATCACCACGAATACCAATCCGTTTCAAAAGATTAGTAATTTCTCTGGTCTTACTATCCTTACCAATATCATAGTCCACCTTCGGAAATGTACCAAAATAGTCTATTGCCATGATTTCTCCTATTAATTCTCCCAGACAGGTTGTGTTTCATTTTCAATACTTTGCTTTGTAACATATTCCATCTCTCTAAATGAAAGAGTTATTTCAATATCAACTGGTGCTAGGTTACTGTGATATGAAGGTGTATTTGATGCAAAATGATTAACATCTACTTTCTCCAACACACATCTTTTTACTGTAGGAAGCCATTCCGATTCATAAACTTGCCCATCACGATTGGGATCTGCTTGGAAAAATCTAATTCTCCAAGTTGATGGATACCTATACATCAAGGCATGATCTGTTGCAAGGCCAGGTGAAGAATGCCACCTAAACGTTTTAATTATTTTATTAATGGTAATAGTATCCTTTTTCTCAAATGCAATCAACTTATGCTTAAATGAAAAAGTCCTGTACTCTACCCCTTGGAAAAACTGAGACTCAAAGGGTCTGAGAGCATGTCCATGTTGCCTATCCCAACTCTTTCTTAGATTTTCGGGAGTTATCAAACCCTTAGTAAGTAATTCTGCTACTTCACCTACTACCTTTGTTGAAATGTTTTTCGTGGCTTCGGAAGCTATACCAGATAAAGCTTTATCCACACCTATCTCACTTGCTTTAGCAACAATATCCTCACCTGTATCCCATTTTGCTGAAACAGAATCAGTTAAATCACTTGGCATATGTAAATTTACTTGGAGTGGATTTGGAACCACCGACCCCAACGACATAGAAGATGACCCATATGCACCACCACGACCATGTGTATCATTCATCCCTGCCTGTGGTTTTCCATGAGCATAAGGCATGTAATTAACGAATCCTAATGGATCTCCTGTAATAGAATTAGGATAACTATGAGCTCCAGATAGATTTGTAACATTTGTATTCTTACCATCTGGATTTCTAGGATAACCAGATCGAGTTGGGGTTGACGTATCAACTTGATTTGTCACTCGGTTTTTCAAATCAGTCGCAACGGCATCCGTATAATTCTTCGCAGAATCATACACTCCTACGACTGTATCCACAGCCCCTTGGTAAAATGCCTTTTCATTTGCACTCATAACATTATCCTCCTTTATTCTATTTATAAGTATCGTGAACTTATAAATATGATTATGGCATACAGTGGAAAATACCCCGTTATCAACAGAGATAAGTACATCGGAAATCCCAACAAGGTAATATATCGTTCCTCTTGGGAAAAGGATTTCATGCAGTACTGTGATCGGAATAAGAATGTGCTAAATTGGTGCAGTGAAAATCCCATCATCAAGTACTTTTGCCCCACTGACAAAAAATGGCACAGATATTTTCCAGACTTCTATATTAGAGTTAAACAATCGGATGGGAACATAAAAGAATTCATTATTGAAGTAAAACCAATACGTCAAACCAGACCACCGAAACAAGGCAAAAGCAGACGTAGATATTTATACGAGCAATTTGCATGGACAAAGAATAAAGCAAAATGGGAAGCCGCAACACGATATTGTGAAAAACGAAAATGGGAATTTAAGATACTAACCGAGAAGGAACTCAAAATAGGATATAAATAGTCATATGGCAACTATATTCGACAATCTAAAAAAAGCGGGGCAAAATGCAATCACATGGTTAAGGCAGAATGCCGCCAAACTGAGTTCAGTTACACCAGCAGAATTAATGCGTGATGCCGACAACAAGACCAATAACATACAAATGGGAAAAATGTATATGTTTCATTACGATCCCAAGCACAAAACTAGATTGCCCTACTATGATACATTCCCATTAGTCATACCCATAGAAAAATACTCCAACGGGTTTCTCGGTCTAAATTTGCACTACCTTGCACCCAAACTAAGAATGGATCTCTTAGCAGGTCTGACGACAATTACTAATAACGAAAGTATGAATGAAAATACTAGAATGATGGTAACATATAATTTACTGGAGTCAACCAAAAGACATCGGTACTTCAAACCAACAGTAAAACGATATTTGGCAACTCACATCCAAAGTAGTTTTCTCAACATCAAAGCAAGTGAATGGGAAACAGCAATTTTTTTGCCAGTTGAACAATTTGTCAAAAAAAATAAAAAGGCAGTGTGGAAACTCTCAGAGGAATTACTATCATGAACAACATCAATCAAACAATTAATGGATTGTCAAATTATATTGCAAGTCAAGGTGGCATACCACATCTAAACCGATTTGCAGTGGAAATACCCTATCCCGAATCAATGAAGGTAAGATATGGTGATGATGAAAGATATAAAAACGTACTGAAGTTTCTACACTTCAGTGCCAGATCTGTAGGTCTGCCATCTAAATCAATTAGTACCAATGCAGTACTAGCTGCAGGCCCAGAACAAAAATACCCATATACAGACGTTTATGACGATCTAACAGTTACTTTCATGCCAACTAAAGGGAAAGGGGAATTTGGATTACCCGAAAGAAAATTCTTTGAAGATTGGATTTCTACTGTGGTAGATCAAAATAATATGCTAGTTGGATTTTCTGAAGGAGAAGGTGCTTATAGTGTTCCATTGAAACTGTCTGTATTATCAGACCAAAGAGGGAGTCCATCAAGGTTGGTACAATACAATTTTTCTAGGGCTTATCCTATCGCCATTAGTGAAATTCAATTTGCAGCTGCAGCTCACGAACTCATGATATTTAAGGTGACATTCTCAT